CTGGCACATCCGCGCCCTGCGATTCCACCGTCTCGGCGAAGAAGTTGATACAGTCTTCGTCTGCGAGAGCGGTGGAGCGGGCGGTGTACGAGCTCCCGACAAATCCTATGCGCATTAGCTTGATTAGCCCTTATACTTCGGTTATGTGGACTAAAAGGGAATTCATCGAATATTTCGCATCCAATCGCCGTAGGCTATATGGGGGCGAAATACAGGACGATGCGTCAGGCGTGACAGACAACGGTTACCGATGGGTCCCTATCCCATGCAATTGCGGAGAGAATAGGTGCCACGGATGGCACATGGTATCGCCTGTGGAGGCTGCGGCCATGGGAGATTGCCTGCGCGACCTCAAGGCGAACCTTGCCAATGAAGAATATGTGGCCGCGTTCCTGAATGACGACTTGCCCGTGACTAAGATTGGTAGCCCCTTATACCTCAAGATGCGGGTCGAACCTTCCAGCCAATCCGAAGCAGACCATCTAATTCAGCCTGATTCTTGGCAGTGAGCACCTTGACCCTGGTTGGGTCGGGGTTGTCATTCTGCGGATGGTCGGGATGGATGAGCTTGACAGGGAATTTCATTAGTAGCCCAACCCAAACATTTCGGCGCGATATCTGGACCCATCCGAAGATGGGCAATAATCAGACCTGAGCTCGAGCGAGGGCGCATTCATTGACTTGATGCGCGCCAGTGACTCAACTGCGATCGCCATGTCGGCCTGACTCATTTTTCCATCAAATTCGCCGTTCAGTCGCAGGGCTAAGTTGTAGCGAAACGCCTCCGCATAGCCGGGCGGGAAGTTCATGTTGGCCTGCAGGTTGGCCGGCATCCCCAGACCCTGCCAGCTATAGACGCGAACGTTGACGGCCTGCCCTTGCGGAATAGGCCACATGCTTAGCGTTCTGAGCGGAAACCCGCCGTCATCGTAGCAAATCAGCGGGAATGAGCCGGGAACGTTCTTCACCGGCAACTTGGTCTGCCAATCCTCCACCGAATACATATCCATAGGCACTTCGATCGGGTTGGTGGGGTTGTTCAGCAAGATGGCGCTCATGCTGTCGATGCGCGCAGGCCATGTGGTGTTGAAATCGCCACCAATGCCGAGCGTGTAAGCCTGCTGACCTGACACGAGCGCGAAGTCGGCAGTGTTCGTGGTGTAAATCGCCAGCCGGTCGGCGTTCCACGCGTCCAGCATCTGATTCAGCACCATCAGGGAATCGTTAGCTTCCTCGATGGGGACCGGTTCGCCGGATGCCAGTACTTTGATGATCCTGAGAGAGCTTGCAATCAGCGCCAGGGCCTTCTGCGTGATCGAGCCGTCAGGGTTCGAAGGCGTGACGTTGTGGACCGCTGTAACCGACAATGTCGGACCATTGACGTCGGGCACGATGAGTATCGAGTATTGATTGCCGAGAGCGTCTGTTCCTATGAGTCCCTGCGCCATCAGTTAACCTTTTTGCTACGGCTTTGATAAGGCAGTTGCATGTTGGACGCGACGGGGCAGCTCTCATTGAGCAGCGCAAGTTGCAGGCAGATCTGCTTTAGCCATTCCCGCTCGCTGAGTCCCATCGGCTCCATTTTCCTGATCTGCTCGCTGGTCATTGCGCCTCGCTTCCGCCGGGTTGACGGATCATGAATTGGTGAAGATTGCCCTTGTAAACCCTGGCCTTGGTGTGATGATCGATGCTCAAATCAGGCACAATCCAGATATCGCCGCATTTGTCCTTCCAGCGCCGGGAGAATGAGTAATCCTCGCCCCACCAGATGCGCTCCTGTGCGCCATGGTTGAACAGGTCGATGGACAGGTGATACATCGGCCCATAGCACAACTCCGGGTAAGCGACCATGAAGCTGTCGATGGCCTCCTTGGTGACCTTGAGGAAGCCGGCAGGAACCAGCTTGGCGCTGATTGCGCCGTCCGACGCTCTCACCTTCGGGGTAAAGTCTGGATTCGTCTCCCAGGTGCCCATGTAGAACTCTGCTGTTGGACCGTCTTCCGTCTTGCAGCGGTAGGTTCCCGCGACCACATCGCCCTCAGTTTCGAGCAGCTTCAATAAGTCTCCCGGCTGCCACGAAACGTCATAGTCGAGATAGACAACCACATCAGCCTTGGCGTCGAGGGCGGCACGGGTCATGTTGGCGCGTGCCGCCGAAATGTAGGGGCAATTTACTTGCTGGGCGTAACCCTCTTCCCAGCCCGCGGCCTTGATCAGCGGCAGAGAGTCTTCCAATGACTTGATGTAGGGCTCCGTCGGACCGGATAAACTCGGCGTACAGAAAACGACTTTCTTGCTCATTTAGTTGTGCACCATGAGAACATCCGGCACCTTGCCGTGAGATATGCCGCTTCGAAGTAGCGCTTCAATGAGCAGTCCGTCTGAGTTGCACGGTCCACCGGCCGTCTTGCCGGGAAAATCGACAAACCGACTTCGCCGCAGGATAAATCCAGTCTTGTCAATGCTGTTTTCCATCGGCTGCACGTTTACCAGCCCGTAGCACTGGCCGTTGAACCGAGCGTCATAGACCATGTTGCAATAAACCAGATCCCAGCGGTTCTCTTCCGCCGCTTTGAGCATCACCTCGGCGAAGCATGGGACATAGTAGGAATCGTCGGAGGGAAAACAGATGAAATCGCCCGTTGCCCAATTTGCGACCGCGAGCTCTGCCGATTCGTAGCAGCTCTGGGTCAGGGATGTGTCGACGTGCGAGAAGCGCGAATCCATTGCATCCACAACTTCGCGGCATTCGTGCTGAAAAGGGCCATTATTGGTTACGATTACCTCGAAGTCTGCACATGTTTGCACAGCCAGGGCATGTAGCACGATTGGCAACATGCCCGGGCGGTTGAACGTGGAAACTACGAACGACAGTTTGATTACGCGGCGCCTTTCCACAAGCCCAAGCCAACCAGCGTGGCCGTTACTTCCACCATCCAAGCCGTGAGGCTGGCCGCAATGGTGATGTTTGAGGAGACCGATACCACAGATGCGCCCTGAATCGATGCGGCGCGCTGTGCTACCGGGGTGGCTCCGTAGAAGGAGATCGTGTCGGTTGCCGACTGCCCGAGGGCCGTGCCGGAACCGTTTGCATCACTGAGCTGTTTGCCGATTGCCATTGAATTTGCTCCTGTTCTGGATTGGGTTCCGGTTACTGTGCGATGACGCGAACAGCCAACTGCGGCCGGATGGTCTTGTAGCCGTAGAGTATGTCGATTCTGCACGGAATCTTGTCGTTGACGATGTCATACTGACGGGCAATGCGCATCGAGATGCTGTCCATGACCTGACGGCCTCCCCATGTGCCGAACTTGCTCACATCGATGAGATCGGCTGTGACAAAGGCAAATGCTTCCGATTGGAACAGGATCGACTGCTTATAGAGGGCAGATGCGCCGCCGCCAATCTTCACCACTGCTCCGGTGTTGGTTGGGTAGCCGGTGACGTTCTGCTTCGCCCCGGATATGGTGATGGGCGGATCGATGGCCAGAGAGGTTGCACTGGCTCCGGAATCCGCAGTGACGACAAACTTCTGCAGGAATCCCCTGTCGGCCTTGCTTTCAGGATCGACAGCGTTGGCGCCCGCAAAGGTCACGATGTCGCCCTTGAGGAATGTGGTGGTGCCGGTCTGCACTGTGATGGTCGCGCCTGATTGGGTAGCGCCATTGACGGTGTAGAGGGTGGTTGCCGCTGCCGTGCCGCTCTGGAACGGGTTAAGCACGGTGTTTTCGAAGGTGTCCAGGCCCTGAACTTTGCCGATCTTGCCGGTAAGGTAGGGGCGGGATACCGATTCCTGCGGGTTGAAGTTGCCCTTGATGGCATCGAGGAACGAGACCACGTGATCCGAATGCAGAACTCCCACGCGGCCTGTGTCGGGAGCAAGGTACTGATTCAGCGTCTTGCGGCCCTTGGCAAAGTCCAGATAGCTGAACGTTGCCGCATTGTCATCGACCGCGTTATAGACGTCCTTCACCATCGACAGCGCGTCATTCTCGACACTGGTGGCGAGAACGGACATAGCAGGGTCAAGGTAACGCTTGCTGAACTCGTCAATGGTGAGGGTAAGATCCTGAGACGTGAAATTGGTGTCCACGCCCTTCTGCGTCGAGGCCGTGATGACCTGGATGGTTTCTGCGGTGTCCTGCACTTGCAGAACCGATCCGGTGCGAACCGTATACTGGTTCGGCATACGGATGGTGAGCGAAGGGCCGATTTTGCCTGAAGGGGATGCGCCCGAATTGGCAAACTGGTTGTCGTACTGCTTATCGCAATTCGAGATGAAGTTTAGCTTCGCGTGCAGGATGCGGAGAGCTTCCCGCGTGATGATTGTGGGTGAAAGAAGGGTGTTGGCCACGATTGCTCCTTAGAGCGAACCGTCAACCTTTTTTGGCGAGTTGCTGGGTACGCTTGCGCGCCCACTCATCGGCAGAAAGGCTTTCGTCGCTCACGTCAAAGGCCCTCGAAGACGCACCGCTCACAGGCGATGGAGGTTTCGGGGCGCTGGTGACTTTCTTCTCAGGAGCCTTGCCGTTAGTTTCTTCCGCTGTTTTGCCGGTTTTCAGTAACTCTTCTTCGATCAGGCTTTCGACCTTTGCTATATAGCGAATGGCTTTGCCCGGATCACCCTTAGCGATCGCGAGAAACTTGTCGTCACCGGCAAGGGTGAAAGCAAGATCGGCGAACACATCAGAGTCATTGACCATCTGCTTCACTATTGGCTGAACAGTAGGGTCGGACACGAGCGCAGTCACAAAGGGCTTGGTTACCTGATCAAAGTCTTCATACCGGCTTTTGGCCTCTGCGATCTTGGAACCGATCTCTTTGGCCTGAGCTTTGCGCGCATCTTCAGCGGTTTTGAAGTGTTCCCGCACTTCGCCGAGATGATCGGCCATAGCTGCGGTCGCGTCTTCGTAACTCGCTTCAGGGTTCTGCTTGCCGTAATCCTCAACCCACTTGGAGGGCTTGAAGTCTTTCCGCCATTCCTGGTAATTCTGGGGCGGCTGAGCGGTTTGCTGTGCTGCCGGCGCGGGAGACGAACCCGGTGTTACGTCTGGTTTGGCGGCTGCTTCAGCTTTGCGCCTTAATTCCTTGTTTTCGGCGAGCAGTTGGAGAATGCGCTTCTGTGCGGGAGAAACTGGTTTCGGTGGCTCCTGGGCTTCATCATCGGGGTCCGATTCCAATGCAGTTTCAGGCTCATCACCTGCGGGGGCCACCGTCTCTTCCGGCGCGTCATTTGTTGCGGTTTCTGCTGGCTTGAATCTTGCGGGAAGCTCCCCGGTCTGGCGATATTGGCTGTACTCGCCAAACGTGGGCTGCTGACCACCAAACACATCTTCGTGCTCTGCGGGTGACGACGCCGCTTGCGTCTGCTGCTCATTCATTTGTGCCTTTTATTGATGCCCTTGACGCCGGGCTAGCGAGATGTTGCTAAACTTATGGCATGTGGGACGACGAGAGGCAACGCGAATCTAACGGCGTCTGCATCACCTGCGGATGCCCCCTATGGGAAGGCCGGAACCGAGAGGGCAGCAACTTTGGCGGCGATCATACGCACATGACCGAGTACCCAAAACGAGATGCGAGCGGGCATTTGATCGATGACCCATTCCCAGGCGCTGATAAATGGGAGAGGGACATAGGCTCCCGCATTCCATAAACTGATAAACTTGGGTGCAGGGCTGGTTGTTGTTCGGGGCTAACGCGAAGGTCCCCATCTCCGGAGTCGCGTTGCGGGGGTGACAACAACTAGCCTTTCCTTTTCAGGCGTAGGGCAGGTTATTGCGCTGCCCCTTCTTGTTGTGCCTGTGCCGATTTCGAAGTGAACATGTAGGTTGGTGGCGCTAAAGCCACGTTGGTCCATAGCTAGACCTCTACGGATTCCGCCCGCCCCGCCCTTTCGGCTGAATAAATGAAACGGCTCAACCTACTGTCCATCCTGTTGCTGCTGCGCGGCCTGTTCCTGCTGAGCTTGGCTCTGTGCCGCATCCTGAGCGCTCTGCTGGCTCTGCGCATCGGCCTGTTGCGCCGCTGCATCCTGCTGATGGCCAGCCTGCTGCGCCGCCATGTCCTGAGCCTGCTGGTGGCCTACAGCGGCCAGCGCGACGTCGTGTGCTTGATCATGGAACTGAGCCTCTAGAGCACGCCTATCAGCCTCTCTGTCGCTCACAATCTGCGCCTTCGTTCCAATCTCGGCAATGGTGATTTGCGCGAGCAGCTTCTTGTCCTCGAGCGCCATGTCTGCCTGATACTTGGCTGCGATCTCTTCCAGCTTCCCTTGATGCTCGACGGTTTTCGCCGTTTTCTCGAACTGCATCTGGCCAAGCTGCTTCTCGAGGTTCTGCGCATGAGCATTAAGGGCCTGATGGGCTTGCTGTAGCTGCTGTATTGCGGCCTGCGCCTGCGGTGGAATCTGCTCGCCATCGCCCTGATCCTGCAAGTTCGGCGGCAGCATCTTCTTAAACCGCTCCGCCATCTGATCAGCACCGGCCAGGTCCGAGCTTCCAAAGAAGATGTCACCAATGACATTGATCAAGCCGGGCTGGCTCGCCAATACTGACTGCATCATGTCGAAGGATTCCATGCGCTTCGATGAATACGAGCGGCCCATCGTGACTACCCAGCTACCCTTGGTGCCTGCGAGGTCATAGTGCTTGTCTTTGCCGTTCTCGTCCTTGTGCTGCTGGTTGATCTGGACGACTTTCTGCGCCTCATCGGGGCCGAGGATCTTGATGGTGCGGGCTGCATCGTAAATCTTGGGGATAAGCTCGCCCATGACCTCGCCAGCCTGCTTGAATGAGCGTTCAAGGTTGTCCATAAAGTGCATGGTGGACAGGTTTGTCTGTTGCTGGCGAGCGAGAATGCCCTTGCCGCTGGTTTCATTGCCCTGACTGCCGAGCGAGGCATCATAGATGCCTGTGGTCGCCTTCATGTCGTCGATTTCCTGCATGATGAAGCCAGAGAGCGACTGAATCGGCGGTTCATAGACTTGCCGTTGGGGTGGCGGCGCGGGCCTGCCTGCTACATCGACGGCCTTGTACATAAGCGCGGCGACAGGGTTAGTGTTCGACGCCATCCACTGCTGCTCATAGCCTGCAAGCTGCCCCTCGACCGCGATCCAAGGCGACACGGGCGACTGCGCAAGCGTCTCTGCAATGCGCGATTTGCTGTAATTGATAAGCTGCTGTGCGCTCTTTTGCGGGCGGACGACAGATGACAACTTCGGCTTGCCTTCGCGGATCATCTGCTTGCCGAGCACAGGAATGATGTTGCATTTGGTGCCCGGCCAAGTGGTCTCTGACGTTTCTCCGTCATTGCCGGGCAGGATCTCGAAGCCGTTTGTCTTGCACATCTTAATGGTGATTTCAGGGCGACGCTTGCCCTTGGTGCGCTTCTCTTCTACCCACCAGTATTCGGCGATGCGGACGGTCTCGGAGCCTATCCAACCGGGGCTGCCGTCCTCTGCCTCAGACCATGTCAGAGAGGCCAAGTCAGAATCGGGATATGTGAGCTTGAACTCATCCTTGGGAATATCCTCGACCACAAACCAGTATTTGGGCTGGCGTCCGAAGATGGCGGGAACAAGGCGCCCGTAGATGGTGGTCGGATCGAGCACTGGCACAATCTTGAGGTCTAAATCGTCCGAGTCATCATCGCAGTAATCGGTCAAGAAGCGGTAATAGCCGAATGATCCGCCAGCAGAGTACTCGACGGCCGTCTCATATGCCACCTGCGCATCTGAGCTGTACTGGATGTACCGCGCCAGCCCTTCCATCACATCGGCGGTGTCTTTGTCGCCTCCATCGCTCACTGCATACTTGACTTGAGGCTTATTCTGGCGGGCTTCGTTCGAGACTTGCTGGACGAAGATGTGGCAGCGAGGGAATGTCAGGGCTGGGCGCCTGGCCGCATCGCGTTCTTGCTTTAGCTTCACATCCCACTGATCCTCGCCGTCAGGCGATGCGAATCTCAAGTCGTCATTGAACTTGTCACGCAGTTCGCGCTCATCCTCGGCCGCCGCAGCAAAACGCTTGCGTGCAGTGGCGAGGAAGTCGAGCACCTTCTTTGCATCGAGTTCGATATCGTCGGCGGTTGCAACGGTCACAGATCATCCACCTGCGGGCCTTCGCTCAGCACTGGGCAGCCGTTGGCGAAAGTCAACACTTGCCCATCGCCTTGGAAACTTTCGCGCGGATAGAGGAGGCTGTGGATGCGCTTAGCCTCGGAGCGGACTTGGGCAGCTTCGCGGGTTTCGGTGCTGGTGTGCTTTTGGCCATGAATCAGTGACTCCATTGGTTCCACGCCCTAGTTCAACCTCGTCCCGGTGCTCATGTCAGCGGTACCGCCAACCTCGATGACGCCCTGATGGTTCTTGATGAAGTAATGGGTGTTGTCGCTGAAGAGGATGTCGACCACGAAGATCGACGCGACCTGGGAGGTCTTGACTGAAGTCACCGTCTTGCCCGCATAGGGAGGCGCGATCCGCGGCGCGGGTGCCACTACCGCCTTCGGCGCAACGGGTGAAGGCTGCGCTGGCGGAACGGGGCGCGGGAAAGCCGTTGCTGGTGCGTTTGCTTGGGTTAGGCTCGGTGCAACTGGTGCCTTGACTACTTCATCCATGATTTCCTCCTTTGTATCTTCCGGCGGGGCTGACGTTGTTCCCTCGTTTAATGCAAGATTCGTGCGGACGGGGCCGTTTCTCGCCTTGCACCGAAACCTATGCCATCCATCCATCTGAGCCGTAATAGGTTTGCGGGGCAGGCGGATCATACTTGCGCTCCTGCTCTTTGATCCCTATCGCCAGCGTTCTGAGCGCGTCTGCGGGGTGGCTGGCATCGTCATGCAATGGCTGGCTGCGTGGAACGCCCAGCGCCGTCGGTGGGCCCCACTGGTAGCGCCTCAGATATTGCAACCCGTCCGCACACAGGACTGCATCGAAGTACAGCTGCGGAAAGAGTGTCCGCGTCGCATTTATCCCATCAGCTACACTCAATTGGCGGTTAACTCTGACATTGAACCCCTTCATGCGCATTAACTCTTCTATTGACTTGCCCGTGCCGAGGTTGCGTGTGCCGCCATCCCACGGCAAATAGCACGTCCCGAACACGTATCCCCAGGTCTGCATCTCGCGAAGGTAATAATCGATTGCTTGGTGATCAGCCTCGAAGTAACGGAGAATGCGAATCTCAAATGGCGTGCGCTGCGCTGCCCAGATACTCACTCGATCGGCAAAGCCTAGATCCCAGAATGTATCGACCGGCATTGTGGGCTCATACGGTACTGACCGAATGCGCCCATCACGCTCTGATGCCTGTATTTCCTGCTTGTAGATCGCGCCTTCAACCGTGGAGCGCGTAGCGCCTTCATAGACGTGGTGGAACGTGTCCGGATCGCGTTCCTTTAGTGTTTGGATCTTCTGATTGGACTCTTCGCTCAGCCAGTTATTGTCGTGGTAGCTGGTCTTGACGGTAACGGCACCCTTCGGCGGGTTAATGACAAAATCCTGATAAACCGGATCGGTCTCCAGGTCGGGATTAAGAGACCACCAAATCTCTGATCTGGGCTTTCTGATCGTCGGCAGGAGAATAGTGAGTGAGCGCCGGCTGACTGTTGAGGCTTCCTCGCCCCAAAATATGTCAATCGCCTCGTAGGACTTAATGGAACTGACCGTCTGCTTCCGCAAACCGCAGAAAACAAACTCTGTTCCGTTCTTCCCTCTTATCTCTGATTGGAGAGGGGTATAAAACTGCTCGAGTCCCAAGCGAACGATTTGGTCGGTGAGCAATTGATGGACAGACTCGCGAATTGAGTCCATTGTTTCGCGCCCACAGAGGATACGCAACGGGTCAGGCCAACCCGGGATACTGCCTGTCCCTAAAAGCAGGAGCGCTTGAGCTATCGACCACGACTTGACCCCATCGCGCCCCCCAAAGAGCGTCTTATAGGGATGATGCTCGAACAGAAAGGACAGCTTATCGAGGAATTGAACTTTAGCTGACATTTCCAGGCTTCACAAACTCAACTGTTATTGCCTGCTGGATTGGACCGCCATCAGGCCCGCTGATGAACTGCTCGACCTTGTCGCCGTACTTCTTGGGAGCCATCTTGCTCATGAGCCATTTGCGGGTATCGACACGCAGCTTAGAGCGTTGAATCCATTCGCTGTCAGGCTTGGCGCCTGTCTCGGTTACGATTGTGTCGCCGCTGGCCTCATCAGAGATAGCCAGAATCTCTTCAGCCATGTGCTCCATCTGGGCTTCGCGCGCGCTCGCGTACTGCTTAGCGAAGTCAGGAACATCCTTGATCCACTTGAACACTGTAGGCTGAGACGGCATTCCTTCAGAGGCACATATCTTGCGGAGCGACTCACCACTTGCAAGCCGTTCGCATATAGCTTCAGCGGTTGCTTCGGTGTAGCTTGATGGCCTTCCGATATTTGCTTCATCAGCCATCAGTTTCCCTTCTTATTCCCGAGTTGCAACGTTGCGGTTAAATGCGCTTGATTTGGCTTCCTCACCCCCTACCCCCTAGGTTTCATGCTGGCTGCACAATCGGCTTCTTTGGCCAGAACTGATTCGCCGCGCCGATAAGCTGCAGGCTGCGCCTGTGTGCGGCCTGCATATAATCCGGCACGCGGTAAACCAGCCCAGGCTGCTCGGCAAATGGCGGAGAGGGATAGAGTTTGGTTTGCGCCGATCTTGCTGCTATCGACTCAGCCAGCGTCAGGTCACGGATGGAAATGCCGTATTCAACCCAGACTGAAACGCAGTGCTCCACGCGGCCAATTGCTTGACTGCGCTTGATTCTGCGTCCGCCTGTTAAGTTGGTGACTTTGGTATTAGATGCCATGGTTTATTGGGGTTTTAGAGACTCCAAGGGCAGGGCCTTAATTGGCGCCCGACGTTATCCTGTGTCCGGCATCAGGTAAAGCACTACCGAGGAGCTAACGACGCAGATAGTACATGATTTATTAGTGCAGTCAAAATAATTTATGCGGGCGGGGCAACCGGGGGCGTTTGCTGGCTAGCATCCGCGCTTTTGCCATCAACCACCCTGATAACGTATCTCACTGTTCACCCCTCCGCTTCTTTTGGCTCCGTCTGAATCTCCGGCTGTTCGCGTATGAATACCCTCATCGCCTCTATAGCTCTATCAATCTCCCAAATCCGGAGTGCGAGCATTTCCCTTTCGCGGATCAACTCCCTATAAAGAACGACGACTTTGCCTTCGGTATCGGCACAATTTAGCATTTCTTCCCCCATCTCTTCTTCGCCCCCGCGATCCCAGCCTTACGCGCAATCTCGACTCGCTGTGCCTTGGTGAGCGCCTTCGCCCTCGCCTTGCCGCCCTTGCGACCGAATTTAGAGGCTGCGCTGATTTTCTTGGTCATGGCTTCAGCATCTCATCCGCAGCCTGGCAGGTATCGCAGCGGTCATCCATCGGCCCGAGGCCCGGATAGACGCGACCGTTGACACAAAGATTAGCGTGGTCGCGATGACCGTTTCGATATTCCCTCAATGTCTTCTTTTCGCCTTCTACTTCCTTGATCAAGAGCACGAGGTAATATGTCGCCGCACACTCACCTAAGTTCACGCACAGTTCTTTTGCCTCATATATCTCTTTGGCGTCCATCATCCCTCCCAACACCCACAGAATATACCTTGCGGCCAAGCTATTTCAAGCACTGTTTAATTATTTAATTGACATTTTTATAACTTAGCCGCAAGCTATGTTCCACAACGAGGCTTCAGGCACATCCTCAAGCCCGGGTACACTTATTTTAATCGTCCTCGCACAAGCCCTTGGAGTTCACTTCATACCACCTAGGTAACTTGCGCGGAGGTACGTTCGTTATGGACTATTGCGACCGTCGTCAGCATACGCTGAATCATGAAAACTGTTCAGCATGCACCGATCTTGAAACTATGCAGGCCCTTGATTCTTCGTTGCCTTTTTCCGTTGCCGCTCAAATTTGGATCACAAATCACAGCGTGTATATCCGACCCTCAACCTTGCGTGTCTACCGGCAATATGCGAAAGCCCTCTCCGAGTTCTTCGGGGAGTTGACCTTGAAAGATTTCCACGTCGGCCATGTGCGGGCCTTCCAACGCCACCGCAGTGAGGCTTGCTGCGCTGTCAGGGTCAACGGTGAGGTGTCGGCGGTGCTCGCTCCCATCCTCAAAGAAGCCAACGTCTGGCAGCGCATCAAGGATGTTTACCGGCCGCTTCCTGCGCTGAAAAAGAAGGTCAGGCAGAACATGAGCCCAGAGGAGGAGCGCCGGCTGCTGGCGGTTGCTCTGGATGCGAGTAAGCCCCGACGCCTGCTCGCCGGCCACTGCCTGGTCGTGATGGCCAACACCGGCATGGGCTTTGGGGAGATGAGGCACCTCAAACGCGAGGATGTGCTGCTGAATGAGGACACGCCCATCATCACGGTCAATGAGGGCACCAAGAACGATTTCCGCATCCGCACCATTCCCCTCAATTGGCTCTCCCTGCGCTCCATGCGTTGGCTGCTGCATCGCTGGGAGGACCTGGGAGGCTCTGAGCCTACGCACTACATCCTGCCTCACTACGCGCATCGTGTGGACAAGAGAGCACCATCTAAGCCCGAGTTCAACCGGCCAATGGAGGGCATCTACGGGGCTGCGCGCAAGATCCTCAAAGAAGCCGGCCTGCAGGGTTTTGTCATCTACGACATGCGCTCGCATTTCGGGACCAAACTGCTGAGCGATCCAAACGTCTCAGACCAGATGTTTCAGGAGATCTTTGGCCACAGCGATACGAGGACGCGCGATCGATACAGCAAGCAGCGCATTGAGAAGAAAGCCGTGGCGATTACAAAGCTGTGCTTGGATCAGGAGCCGAGCTCGAGGCTGATTTCATGGCCGGGTGGGAAGAAGTAAAGCGGGCCGTCCATACCGAGCAGGCATTTACCCACGAGTCCCCTCAGTATCGAGCAAGCATTTTCACAGCCGTTCCCGAAGGAAGCGTCTAGGCGGTTTTCGCTCCTATGCCACCTATTTGCCTCGGCCCGCTAAGCCTCCATCTTAGCGCGAAATCCGCGTGCGCGAAAATAATTAAAATAGCTATTGACAGCGTTAGGCGGTTGCATTAACTTAACGACATGCCTAAGACAGTTCGCAAGCACGACACGATGGTCGAGGAACTTCGAAAGATGACACGGGAATCGACCATGACCGCCGTTGCCAAGCAAGCCGGGGTCAGCCTTGTTTATATCTCAGAGATTCTGAGCGGCAAGAGACCTATGGGCGCTAAGGTGGCAAGCTTTCTTGGCTATGAGCGGGAGATAATATTCCGCAAAAAAGCAGCGTAGCAACCCCGCAAAAGTAAGCGTTAAGTCTAGGATTTCAGGTCAGATGTTGGTTTCGAACTTAAATCGCAGCGTTCTCCGTAATTGCTCCGGTTTAAGTGACCTGAAAACGCAGAAGTAACGCTTTCAGTTTAACGCACCGGAGGCACGGATGAAATTCGCCAAGTTAGCTATCGGAAAGAAGTTTGTGGTTCCAGAAGGCGGATCACTCCTCAGCGACCCCCAGGGACCACCACTTGCCGCCTACGAGAAGAAGTCGCTCTCAAGCGCATACATTCTCGACTCGATCACCCTCGAACGAACCTCCTCAAGCCGCTACTTCCACAAGACCTTCGTGGGCTTCAGCGGAGCCTTGGAAGTTCACCCGCTCGCATAAACCACACCCCAACCCGGTGGCCGCCGTTATGGAGGAAGCAAATGAATCACAGACGAATCTATCAACTGATCGACAAGCACATCCCAACCGCATTAGCCCTCACACCTACCAAATCCGAACTGGCCGGCAAGCTAGCCGCGAGCATCATCCTCGCCGATATCGAGCAGGCGCAGGCGCAGCTTGAAACGATGCGCTGCCATGAGACCGAGATGCGCTCTATCTTGACCATGGATCTCGACACCCTGATTTACAACGCTACCCGCGCCAAGCACCGCATGGAAACCAACGAGTGGCGCGTGCTGCCTGACGCCATGCTCAAGGTGCACATCGACAGCACCCTCGACGCGATCAGGATTCACTCTCACGCCATCGCCGAGATTGAGGGCAAGGTGGATTACATCGCCGACATGCAGAAGGACCTAGACGCGCTCAAGGCGGTGATCTAATGCTAGACCTCCTCACATTCATAGCTGCACTTTCCGTTGCGCTGATCCTTGGCGCCTTCCTCGTCACGCGTTACTCGCCGGAGCTTAATCGCGCCGCTGATTGGTGGCTGGATTTCTGCCAGAAGGGACGCCGCTAATGACTAAGTTCACACCGGGCCCGTGGGACCACGACAGCGGCATGTACGGCAATGGGAAGGCGTATCACTCGATCTTTTCACCAGACGAGATCATCATTGCCGAATTCAACCCGCTATCCGTTACTAACCCAGAACAGGGGCGCGCAAACGCAGCCCTCATCGCGGCAGCGCCGGATATGTACGAGGCGCTGGAAGAAGCTCGCGAGTGGTTCTACGACCATTCCGACATTAACGACAATGGCGGCCCCAACAAGGCTATGCGCATAACTGAGCAGATTGACGCAGCCCTCGCGAAAGCAGGCCGCCGATGAAGCGCAGCCTCATCGATATCACCACTCAAGCCGCATTGTTCATGGTCGTGGCCATCGTTCACGACTACACCACCGGCGCTGCTCCGATGATTGTCTCTGTATGCCTCGCGATCGCCGCCGCTTTTCATCTGGGCGACTACAGCGGCTACCGGGCGCGCAGAAAGCAGGTTGCGCAATGACGCCCGAACGCAAAGCCGAACTAGACCGCCTGTACGACATGCATTGCACCGTGGCACCACCGCCGGCCAAGCCCATCTACTGCAAGGAATGCGGCGACTTCAGGGTCCATGCCAAGGGCGACGTTTGCACCTTTTGCACCATCTGCGCCGTTCGCGGTGAGGATGCTGCTGAGGCTTGGTGGCTGGAACAGCACAACAAGGCGGTGATCGCATGAAATACGGCATCTATTACGAACTCCCGTTCGAGCAGTATGCGGCCGAGGATGCACTGAACGGGTCATCTATCGTCCACATGCGCCGGTCGCCTATGCATTACCGCTACATGAAGGACCACCCGCAGCCAACTACGCCAGCGCTTAAATTAGGCATCGCAACGCACCGCCTGATCCTTGAACCAACCAAGGTAGACGATTTCGCGGTGTGGGGATTGGAAGAGGACCAAAAGGTTCGCCGAGGAAAGGTATGGGATGCCTTCAGTTGCGCCAATTCCAGCAAGATGATCGTGACTGAGGATGAATGCGCGGCAATGGTCGGTATGGCCGTTGGCGCTCGCAAGAACCTCCCTATTCGCAAGTATGCCGACGCCAAGGGACCGACTGAAGTCAGCTTGTTCTGGGTCGACCATGTAACCGGCAGGCGCATGAAGGCGCGGATCGATAAGTGGATTCCAACGATGAGAGCCGTATTCGATCTCAAGACTACCCGCGATTGTCGCGCATACAAGTTCGGGGCGCAGTCGTATGCGCTTGGCTATCACATCAAGATGGCGATACAGCACATGGGCGTCATGGCACTTTTAGACACCGACGCGAGCATGAAGCTGGGGGCTATCGAATCCAAGGCCCCGCACGAGAGCGCCGTCTACCGCATCCCCAAGGACGTACTACTGCAAGGGAAAGAGGAACTGGACGAAGTAATCAAGGTGCTGGTCGAGTGCGAGAAGACAGGCACTTGGCCGGCTGATCAACCCGAAGAATCAGACTTGCAACTGCCCACACGGGCCACCTCGACTGACAACGATGAAGACCTTGCACTTGAGGGTCTGGAAATGGATTCGTAATGGCACTCCCTGACACATATTCAGAACTTTACCCTGGCAGATTCTTGAAAGCGGATCTGCTCAAAGGAAAGAAAGTCACCCTAACCATCAAGGACATCGACGTTGCAGAGCTTATCGGGGAAACAGGTAAGGCCGCCGCAAAGGTAATCGCCTCTTTTGTAGAGCGACCGCTTGAGCTTGTCGTCCCGAAGACTAACGGCGAGTGCCTGCGGCGCATGTTCGGCAACAATCCGCATGGGTGGGTAGGCAAGCGCATCACACTGTTTCCCTCCACCACCAAGTTCGGCCGCGACACCGTGGACTGCATTCGCATCTGGGGCAGCCCCGACCTCGCGGAGGATATGCCGATCACGGTTCCACAGGGGCGCAAGAAGGCTCTGGAGATGGTCATGCATAAGACGGCCGCCAAGGCCGCAACCAATGGCATCGCGGGCACGCTGGATCCACGCATCACCGCTGCATTCGGGATCTTGGATTGGACAACTGAAGAACAAGCTGGCTATCTCGGCAAGCATGCAGGCATGAACCCGCAAGACATGCTCGCAGACTTGAACGCCGCGATCGACAGCAAGAACGCAGTAGAAGCTTAACCTCACCGCCACTCCTGCGGCCAGAGCGTGAAGGGAAGCCGGCCAAGCTGACCTTTCATGCGGGGTACGTCAAGCCCCGCAGTAACACCTGGGGGATGTATGGACACTTTCTTGCTGTGCATTGTGGTGGTGATCGGGTGGATGGTTTGGCCTGATCCGGCAAAGACGCGGATACAGAAAAATGGGGATTAGCTGCCTTGGCAAATAGTTGGTTTCGGCTGTACTCGGAATTTGCGGATGACCCTAAGGTGCAGATGCTGCCAGAGGCCATGCAGAGGAGACTCGTCATGCTGTTTTGCGAGCGGTGCAAAGAGGAAACGTTACATGAAACAGAGCGCGCGTTTCATTGGCGGATCTCCGAACAAGAGCTTGCCGAGACTAAGGCGCTTTTCCTTGCGAAGGGTTTCATCGAGGAGGACTGGACAGTGATCAATTGGAATCGTAGACAGTTCCTATCTGACAGCAGTACAGACCGCGTTCGCCGCTTCAGAAGCACATTGAAACAGGATGAAACGTTACATGAAACGGTATGTAACGTTACTGAAACGAAAGGAAACGCTACTGTAACACCCCCAGATACAGATACAGACTCAGAAGCAGATACAGAACAGATACAAAAGCCTTCTCGCGTCAAGCGCGAGCGCACCTCAGACGACCGTCACATGAGTTTCAAGAGCGCAATCGCCAGCTACTGGGAAGCAAAGAATCCGGGCATTCAAATGCCGTGGGGACCGATGGAAGGTAAGCAGCTTGGGATGTGGCTCCGCGAAGCTCCGCACATCACGCTGGAGCAATTCACCGGATTCCTGAGGGCGCGTTTCAAGTCAGACGTGAATCACAGCGACCGGCCCTCGCAGTGGATTCGCTGGATCACGAGCTACGGAAGCGGGCCAATCGACAGGTTCAACAAACCAATGCCAACGGAGGGAAGCAATGGAACGAGTAAACAAAGCGACACTCACAAGCGCGTTGACAGCGCAAGACGCGCCCTTGCAGAAATCGCTATCCAGCGGGGACTCATCGACCCTACTCGCTTTGCTGGAGACCCTGATTCGCCGGTACCCGAGCCAGGACTTGACGGACGCGATCGGGGAGTACATGAGGGACTTCGAAGCGCTGGCCCTGAAATACTCCCTCCCCGCAGTGCAACGGGCAATCGAGGCTTTACGCATTGACCCTGAGCAGAAATTCTTCCCCCGCCCCGATGAAGTCGCCGAGGAGATCGAGGCCCAGCGCGAGGCCATGAAGTACACCATCCAGGCCCGCGAAAGCGCCGAGCGCCAGCGCAAATGGTCAGAGCATGTTGCGGCATGTATCCGCGAACGTCAGGAGGCCCCAGATGCGAACAGCGCCGCGTGAACAGGAGCAGCAAGCGCCGGTATTAACGACACGCACCACGCTCGCCGCATGGCGCTGCATGGAGTGCAACGTCGGATGCGCCGGCTATATCGAGCCCACAGACTTCAAGCCGCGCCGCTGCCAGGGCGTACCCAAGAGCAAGCTGCACGCCTTTGGTCGCATCTGCGGCGGGGCATGTATCGAGATTCACAGGAGCGATGCGCGATGACGCCTTACTACGAGCACGCCGGAATAACCATCTTCCACGGCGATTGCAGAGAGATTCTGCCGGGGCTGCCGAAGTGCGATGCGGTGATTACCGATCCGCCATATGGGATTGACTTTGATACGGATTACTCGAGGTTCTCTGGTATAGACGTCACGCCGGGAAACACCTACGAGCCCGTTAGGGGAGACTCTGAGCCGTTCGACCCATCGCCGTGGATGCAGTTCCGTTGCGTCGTCCTGTGGGGCGCTAATTGCTATTCAAGCAGGCTTCCTATGGGTACATGGCTGGTGTGGGATAAGCGATTCAAGAACGGCAAGGCGTTTCTCGCCGATGCCGAAGCCGCATGGATGAAGGGCGGTTATGGAATCTATTTGTACGCGGTCACGAGTCAGGGCTTCCTTCGGCCCGAGCCCGTCTCGCACCCGACACAGAAGCCCGTTGCCGTCATGGAATGGTGCATCTCCAAGGCTAAGCCAGAAGGAATAATCCTCGACCCCTTCATGGGCTCCGGCACAACGCTGGTCGCCGCCAAGAATCTAGGCCGCAAGGCAATTGGCATCGAGATCGAAGAACGCTATTGCGAGATCGCCGCCAAGCGCCTCAGCCAAGAAGTATTCAGTTTCGAGGAAGAGGCCACCGCATGACCCACCGCTGCCCGCACGACCTGTACCAGTGCACCGAATGCGACGAGGCGCGCTGGAATCGCAAGTTCGCCGTGGTGTGCTTCGCTGTCATCGTCGCCGTAGTTATCGCAGCAATCGTGTACTGGCAACTCGTAGGAGGTAAGTGATGGCTAAATTCTCACCGGGACCGTGGGAAGCAGAAGAGTCCGAGTACAGCATAGTAATTACCGGCCAGGTAAGCGGTCGTTATCAATCGATTGCCGCAGCATGGACAGCGGCAATCCTGACCGGAGACGACCTCCCCGCCAGAGCAAACGGAGCACTCATCGCCGCCGCGCCGGAGATGTATGAGGCACTCAACGTCGCATTAACGGCACTTGAATCCATCGAGGCCAAGACGCTGGCAGGCCACGAGGGGTGCATTTGGCCCGCCGAGATTGTCAGAGCGGCGCTCGCCAAAGCAAACGGAGGCCGCTAATGGGGATCGCCATCGGACTCGGCATCATCGCACTCATCGTCGCCGCCCTCGCGGTTGGATTCGTGGTCATCAAGCGGGGATATGCACCATGGGCGGAGTGAGGCAGTACTCACGCGGCAGCAATCCCGGCACCTACTGCAGGGACGGTAGATGCCAAAGATGCACAGGCGTTAAGGGCCACGGCGCTGAGCGCACATTATGCACCTGCCGCTGTCACGGGAAAAGGGGATTCATGCCAGAGCCGAAAGAGAATCGCGAGGTGAGCAAGTGACGGTAAGCACGTGTTGTGAGATTGGCTGCGATAAGCCCGTTGAGGGCAGGGGTCTGTGCATGAAGCATTATGCGCAGATTCGCAGGACGCAACGAAAGACTAATGGCCTGTGCGTTTTGTGCGGTAAACCTCGCGATTTGGGCTATGAGACATTGTGCGAGGAGTGCGCCACTCGGATCAGGCGCGATAAGAGGGCCAAGTGAGCCAGCTATTCAACGCGCATGAGAAGCGCCAAATTCTCAATAACCGCGCGAGGGTATCAGCCGAAGAGTTGGCGGCGCTGCTCGACAGAGATGCGGATGCAGTGCGCAATTGGCTGCGCGAATATGACCGCAGCTTGTGTGTCGGCAAGCGCAAAGATCCGCAGAGCGAATCCATCGAACGCATGTTGGAGTTGTCGCGGAGGGTGGCGTAATGGGCGAGACGAAGGATCTTACCGGCCCCTTGCTCAAGATGCTCAAGCAGATGGGCGTCGAAGCATTCCGCATGCAGTCGGGCGCTCTGCAAAAGGGGCCTTACTGGATTCACCTATGCCCGGAAGGGACCGCAGACATCCTCTGCTTCCCGCGTAATCGCCCCGTGACGTGGCTGGAGACGAAGGACCCTGCCGGAGCTACCCGCAAGTCGCGCAAAGAGGCACAGGCGGCATTCAGGGAGCGCGTAGAGGCATTGGGTCACAAATATGTGATTGCAAGAACGATTGATGAAGGCTTGGAGGCCTTACGGTAATGCCAAATCATGTAATTAACGAAGTCGTCTTTGAACCCGTTTACCCTGCGCAGGCAGAGCGCGTGCTGGGCCTCGTGCGGAATCAGTCGATGCAGATTGACTTCTCTCTCCTATTGCCCGTCCCGCTTAATTGCTGGATGGGGAGCGTTGGGGCTGACCATAAAAACAAGTTCCCCGACAACGCCCTCGATTGGTGCACTGCTAACTGGAGCACGAAGTGGAATGCATATGGGGAGCACTTTGCGGACTTTGACGGCTCTCGCTTAGTGCTGCGATTTAAGACGGCATGGAGAGCGCCCTACGGTTGGCTCTGTGCTCTCTTCAATAGCTCAAAACTTCCGTTTGAGTACCGCTATTTCGATGAAGGGCATACTGATGCGTTCGTGGGTAATTTTACTCTCACGCCCAAGGCGCCGTGGTCAGAGGTCGAATGGAAGGAGAGGACTGCAACGGGAGATGAGCGCGATATTCTCGGGGCTCTCCTATGGGGAGCGGAGGCGTGGAAAGAGATCAGCGCGGAAAGGGCAGAATCCGCATGAAATACCTTGCCCCGCTCCTGCTCCTGCTCACTCTGGCCGCATATGCCGAGACGCCCGCACCGCACATCGACTTTGCCAAATGGTCGCTGCTCACCGCAGACGTTACCATTCGCAGCCTCGATGCCTACTCCACGCAACGGGCGGCCCGCTGTGCCTGCAATCGCGAGAAGGTGCTGCCGGACTTCATCTCGAAGCATGGAGCGCGCCAGTGGGCCTACAGCATGCTCGTGCCTGCGTTCAACTATCAGGCTGCACAGATGCTCGATCGCAGAGGGCATCACCGCTGGAGCAAGCTGGTTTATGCCGTGGATATCTCGCTGGAGACGCCGGCGGTGATTGGCAACATGCAACTGAGGGACAAGATGCCGCAGGGCATGGTGGTTTTGAGGAGGGGAAAGTGAAGCATCAAGAGTTGGTGGAGCGGATGTGCGATGCCTACAACCCCGACGAGTATCCGACTGGCTTCGATACCAAACGCATGACCGCAGCCCTCAGCGTTGCGATGGATGCGATGTTGGGGCCGGTGACGAATGAGGAGTGGAGTAGGCATGCAGAATATCGCAAAGAAGTGTCGCTTTATCTACTCGGCCTAGGGAGCCTAAACGACCTACTCACTTGTCGACGTCTTCGCCTGACCGCGAAGCCGATAGATCCAGCCGTCGCTGCCGTAAGCAAGATTCTCCGCGATGAGAAGATCATGCGCGGCGATACATTCGATGAGGCCGCCGTGAAAATAGTGTCCGCAGTTAGGGGCGCACAAGTTCAACCGTAACCCGAAAGGAATCCATGAAACCCCGCATCGTGTTGTTAAGTCTGGCCCTGGCCCTCACCGCCACCGCCGCGCACTCACAAGACATAATCACCGCCACCATTGGCACCCGCGCCTGCGGTCCCGGCCTTACCCCGCTGTCCTGTATCGTTATCCCGGTCACGCTGCAAGGCGATACGCAGGCAACCGCATATTTTCAGATTCACACGCTGGACCCGAGGCCGCTCGCGCAATGGGTTTACTTCGGGGGCAGCCTGAGCACCTTGGGTCAGGCATATATCGACAATGAGATCGACACCAGAACCATGGTCACGAGCCTGGGCCGCACCGCGTCCGAAGTTACGTCCATCGCCGCTTCGTTCCATGGGTCAGGCTACAACGGTTTGATAAAAATCAGTTTTGCCTACGAGTACACGCTTAGCACTGGCGGCAGGGGCGGCGGTGGTCAGGGCTGGAAGCGGGCCGTCACAGGCGGAACCATCACGATTGTTACGACGCCAAGCGGGTTAAGTTCAAGCCATCCAATCGCTAACCTCACGTCGCCCAATCCATGGAGTACGCCTGATCCGGGGACGTTCTGCCAGATGGAGGTCGATGTAATTGGCCCACTATGGTTCTACGGGAAAGCCTGCTACCAGCATTACTGGATGGTTTCGTTCACGCCCTGGTTTGAAATAGGCTAGGGCAATGATCAAACACTTCAAGTCGCTGCCCACCTGGGGCAAGGTGCTTTGGCTGATTGCAATAGCCGTCATTATCGCGCGCATCATCCCGGCGATGGTGGCCTGGCACTTCAACCACGCACACTAACCAACCCACACGCGGGTCGCTTCGGTGGCCCGCAAACATAGGCGCTAGCGCTATGGCGCCAAGAAAGGGATGAAATGAGTGGCTACAACACAGCAACAGACAATCTTCGGACCAATCCCTACGAGATGGAGCCAATTCTGCTCCCTTGCCCATTCTGTGGGAGCGAGAACGTGGAATTAGACCACCTGACTGAGCCTGACGATTATTACGTGCGCTGCGAAGATTGCGAAGTCCAGCAGATCGCCAACTACCTGCCGGAACGTGCTGTGCAGCGTTGGAACACGCGCACAGAGCCAAAAGTCTAGCCACCGTCGCCCTAACCACCACGCCACTCGATGTGGCCCGCAAAGGAGAGAACGGATGAGCGAGTACAAGAATAGCTACGACAAGGCAAATCCATTGCACGATCTGGAAGGCTGGATTGTGTTCTACGGTCAGCAAGCCCAGCGGCTTGAGAGTGACGAGAGGATGCGCGAAGTCTATCAGGCGTCCTGCGAGACGGCGGAATTGTTGTTAGAACTACAACGGCTAAGAGTAGTAGTAGAACGCCTAGAGTTCGCGCAATGGAAAGGAGTGAGCAGATGAGCGAGATACAGCAGTATGGATTCGGGGCTATTGACCTAAAGGAGTTCGAGCGGAATGGTGGCGCATTCATTCTTTATGCCGCACACCTCGCAGCCCTCGCAGCCAAGGATGCCCGCATCGCGGAGCTTGAGAAGGCGCTGCGGGTCTTATTGCGTGATTCTATGCGGTCAGATTATACGGTTCGCAGAACTGCGTTTGAACAGGCACGCGCAGCACTGAAAGAGGAGCATCATGGCGAATGAATTGGTGACCGCGAAGGATTTGCTACCGTGCCCATTTTGCAATGGTAAGGCATATTTGGCTGATTTGGGAGATGAGACCAGCGCTGTTGCATGTGAGAACTGTAATGCGCAGGGAGGATACTATGGCGGATCAGACTCCACATCACCCCTTGAAGCGGCCAAAATGTGGAACCGCAGGAATGCGACAGTAGCCGAACTCGCCACCCTGCGCGCCGAGAATGCGCGGATGAAGGAAGCACTAGGGAGCGCCAAGATGCACCGCGTCGTGTGGCTGCATGATGCGGAGTGCTTCTCCATGCACGGCGAGAAGCCTTGCGTATGCGGACGTGAGGCGCTAATGAAAGAGATCGATGCCGCCCTCGCACAGCCGCAGGCTATCATCGCAGCCCGAGCCAAGGAGCAGCCGTGACGGCGACACGCACAATTTACACCGTCGCCGATGCGCTGAGGCTCCTTGACGACCTCGACAGACTAGAAGCCAAGTTCGCCCGCCTTTCCGCCCCAATCACCGCCGCCGATCTGATGGCGCACGGCATGGGGTACTGCGAGGGCGACAAGCAGGCATACGCGGAAGCGTTCAACGCCATCATCAGTGAGCGCGCAAAGGAGCAGCATGACTGAAATACGCAGATACGGAATCATGGCATCATGCGGTCAAGGGGCAGGGGTGCTGTATAGCGAATACGCCAAGCTTGAGCAGGCTTACCGCGACCTGAGCCGTGAACGCCTTGAGTATGGACGCACCGAACGCAACAAGGCATTTGCAGAGGCCGCACTGAAGATCCGCAATAATTCGAAGGGGCAGTATGAGGATGTGGCGGCGGTGTTTGTTGGGTGGATTAAGAGTTTGAGGGAGGGACAATGAGCGATCGCATCATAGATCATTGCTTTGTGGCTAACGATGCTGACCAATTAAGGGACGAGTGCGCGTATGACAATTGCGGCGCGCCCGAAATCTGCCACGAATGGACAGTAGAGGCCGTGGAGGCTAATCAGGCCTTGGTGCCTGAGCCATGACCGAGGCCGAATACAAGGCGCGCATCAAATGGCTTGAGGCGGAATTGCAGACGGCGCGGGAGCAGATCGACGTGCTAGTGCGGAACCTGCTGGCGAAGGGGGAGAAGAGAAAATGAAAAACGAAGAGTTGGAATTGCGTGATCTGTTCGCAATGGTGGCAATGCTTGCCTATCTGAGTAGCTACCCAGGCGGGATCGAAGACAGCGACGATCACATAAAACTTGGGACCAAGTCCTACAAGGTAGCCGATTGGATGTTAAGGGCGAGACGCGATCCCGCATCTAAATAAGCGGAGGCTCCCCCATGATCCTTATCTTTCTAGTCGTGCTCATCTTGCTTTGCGGCGGTTTCGGATTCAACAATGCCAATCCCGGCTATCGGTACGCCGGCGGTGGACTTGGCCTATTGCTGTTCATCCTATTTTGCCTTCTGGCTCTCGGCATTGTTCACGGAGGCTGAGAGCTTCTCCACCACGTTCCAACCTACAATCCACAGCCGCCCGTTGCGCTCCGCAAAGATGGGCAGCGGTGCCGTGTGCAGGATGACCTGCACCTTGACGGCGACGGGTTTGGTAAGGGCGCGCATACATAGACTTATTATGGGGGTCGGAGCGAGTTGAACGCTCTACCCTGGGTTAAACCAGTTGCGCTACCGGTGCGCCACAGACCCCGTAAGAAAAGTATGCCACAAAAAGAACAGCCGCCCCATTGCAGGGCGGCTAAGTATTACAGCGTGAGGAGCTAGACCGGTGTGGAGAACACATTGGCGATCGACTGCGTAAGCTGCTCCGGAGGCGGCGGCGTAACGTCAATGGTGGTCACGGTGAACGGCTGAGTCCACTGTGACTCCGCGCCATCGGTATCGGTGATTGTGGCCGCAGTGGACCCGCTCACAGCGCCCGCAGAGGCTGCGACGGCGGTAAAGGTCACCGTGTTATCACCGTTAACCACGAACGTCGCTGAGGGGTCGCTGAAGGTCACAACGACATTGCTAACAGCGCCGCCTGAAGGGGTGACGCCATCTGCGAGAAATGGCGTGATGGTGTCGGTAGAGGTCTGACCGACATTAAAGATGAGTTCATTGTTTGCCATGGGGGAATCTCCTGTGAAGATGTTGGCTATCGAAGTGGTTAGTGGTTCGGCCTTCAGCCCATCCGCAATCTCTTGCAGGATGCGCCCGTTGGCGATGATGGCGGCGGTGGTTTCTTCTTGTTCATCGAGCGACTTTTTGGCGACGTGCAACAGTTCGCAGTTAAGCTGATAGATCGCATCGCTCCGCTCGATAATGACTTTGAGGATGCGCTCAAGGATGTGCTCTATCTGTTGTTCTGTGCTTGGCATGAGGGCCTTCCTATTTGATGCCGGGAGGAAACATCGCGCAGCTAACAACCAGCGAATCCTGCGGGGTGAATAAGTTCACTGATCCGTCAATGTGGCCGATCAACTTGGCCGCCTCCATCGTCGCCGCCCAAAGCTCCGAGCATATCCAGCGATTCGGGTCATGCCAGTTACGCGCGAACACGATGGCGGCAATGTCGATGAAGTCGTACTGCTTGCCAATCTGAGCCGCGAGGAATGCAGACGCTGCCCCATATTGCTCATCCGTGCACTGACACGAAAAGTGCAATTCGTAGGGATAGGGAATCATCGGCCTGACCATAACGCCGCCCTGAGCATGAGCGCCCGTGCACGTCTTGGCTACCGGGTCGATGAATTCAACATGGTGCACGACGCCGCGAGAGACATACTTGATCAGCCTGTCTACCGGATCGTCACCGCCGACGCAACGCCAATTTAGAGTGGGCATCAGTTGATCCTTGCATCCGCCAGCGAGCCCACCGCAATCGCGTTCCACTGCTTCTTAAGCTGCGCGGCATTCTTCGGAGGGGTGCTGAGCCTAATCTGCCGAGACGCGCTCACCTTGGCCGTTACAGGCACCGCGCCGGGGTTCACAATCTCGATGATGCTCTGAGCCGTACCGATGGCCAGCACGATGAGCGCTTCATACTTGCCGCCAACCGGGAACAGGTTCAAGTCAGCTTCCACGATATCGAGCGCCTGCACAATATTCTGCGCTGGAGTGCCTGACTTCCACGCCAGCACGGCAGCAGAGGCGGCAGCGGTGTCAACCTTGAGCTTGGCTGCAAGATCCGTTGCACCTTCGATGGTGGCGACGGCAGCGGTTGCATTGCCGAGGGTGGTGACGAGTGCGGAGATGGCGGCCTGATTAGTGCATCCGATTGTGCCGATACTGATGCAAAGTGCGGTGACGAGTGCAAGAACTTTAAGCTTCAAGGCGTCTCCTTCGAGGGTTTCGCCGCATCGACAGCGGCCTGCGTTGGGGGTGGCGGATCTGGCGTGGCTTCGATAACCTGCGCATCCTTCGTGATTAGCCCTGCTAGAGCAAAAGCGCCTAGGGCGATTGAGTGCGAGGTGACGTTTTTGGACTTAAGCCATGCGAGAAATGCGGTCATAATCCATCTCATAAAAAGACCGGAGCCAGACCGCCTTGGTTTTTCAGTATGACTCCGGTTGCGATTAGTGGTCTAACACAAGACCTGAACCGTGTCTGTGTTGCGCAGATACTAGTCGATTAATTAGTGCGGTCAAAGAACTTTCTATGGTTTCGGCGATTCATTTTCGCGCGCGGCTAGACTTGCCTTTTTATCGTCGAGATAGTCAGCGCGCGCCTGCGTTCTGTCGCGCTCTTGAAGCTGCCCGCCACGGTTCGCACTTTCGCCCGTCAAGCGTTGGAGTTCGACAAGGATTGCCGCCTGAGTGCCGTCCACCTTTGTCTCGACGTTAGCCAGCTTTGAGCGGTTCAAGACGCCAAGCAGGGCAGCAATCCCAGCCGTAAGGGTAGCCGGGACCGCCGCGATGAGCGCTACCAGCACAACGTCAGTCACAGCAGCCCATGCTTCCGCCGGTACTCCGCGACTTCTTCCTCTGTCGGCACATCGTCAGGCAGCGGAGCATGGATGGCAGGCTCAGGCGGTGGCGGTTGAGGCCGGGGCGGTGATCCCGGGTCCGAGGGCGGGCGAATCCACTTCTTGAGCCCGTCCAGCTTGCGGCGAATCTCTTCCTTCATGGCTTACCTCCCTGAGCGTTGGCATATGCGGCTGAGTTGGATGCGTCCGTTGGTTGATTTATCGTGGTGTGCGATTGCTGCGTAGAGCTGATGTGGTGGTTATTGATAGCATTGAGCATGAAAACGAACAGGGCAACGATAAGGCTGGCCAATATTCCCAGCAGCCAGAAGTGGATGCGTGAGCGGTGCGCGTCCTTCTTTTCCTGCCGCTCCTTATCCTTTTTTGCCTGCTTCTCTTCTTCATCCTTGCGCGTCCAAAATTCTTTCGTAAAATCGCGCATATCGCACTGGAATTTGACGAAGTTAGAAACGCCTTCCTGTACAGCTTTCATTTGCGACTCCAGTTTCGCTATTCGCTCCCCGTGCCCAATGTTCTGTGTCACGTGTCCCCATTCTTAGATGTATTTTGCAGCCCATCCGCCCCAGCGAACGGTTCGGCCATTACTGCCGCGCTGCCCTTGCTTAAAACGCTCTACAGTCGAAACTAATTACATCCGTAGCGCCCGCGCCGGCCGGGATCGTGAACGATGCCGTCGTTGTCGTGCTCGATGATTCCCCACCGATCAGCACTGTAGGCGCGGTGCGGTCATGCGCTTGGCACGTCCATCCAGTCGCTGCCGTCATGCCGGTTGCGCCGTTTAGGGTCACGATTGCCGTGCAAGTATTGGCCCCGAGCGTGAAGGTTCCTGCCGTGCCGTTGCCCGCAGTCGCGGAGATGGAGCAGCCGGAAGTGGTGAACTTGGTCGCCCCAACCGTCAGCGTGCCAAGAATCTGCGTGGAAGTGCCACCGAGGATTGCGCCATTTGCCCCGCCGCCGTAAGAGCTTGCGGGCATGGTATTGCTAGGCACAAGGAAGAGGCACTTGTTGCCAACCATGTCGAATACAGGGCACCCGTTAGTGCTACTTGCCGTGTTTCTATAACTCCATAGGTCGGTCCCCCCAGCCTGGATGCGATACTCCGCAAGGCTTGCCGATGGAGCTCCTACCGTGACGCGCTCGTTCGTGCTGGCGGATATGAATGTCGAAACTCCGCTTGCAGTCACGGTCGTAGCCGCCACAGCCGCGGGTGCGGTTCCCCCGATGGCGGGCGGGGAAGCAAGCAACGCAGCCATAGTCGTATTCGTGTTGTAGCTGAATGGCCCTGCTCCTATCTGTGCAGAGACGGGGATCTGGTTTGCAGCCGTAGGAGTAGCCACTAGCTGAGATGCTGCGGAATTGTTTCCGCCAACCTGAGCAACTGAGATTGAAGCGACTTTTGTAATCTGCGCAGTCGGGACATTCGTCAGCGAACCTATCTGGAACGTGACAGGATATCCCGAGCAGTATTGCATCGGAACGAAAGCGCTGTAGTAGGTCCAATTATTCGTGAAGATAATTTGAGCGTTGCCGAGCGTGATGCTGTTACAGATAACATTCAGCCGCCCAATCGGAACCAGCGGAGAAGCCGCTCCGTTTGAGTGTGCTTGCGCCGTAGTCCCCCACTGGCCGCGCGTTACTGGAGAGAATGTGGTCGTGCCAACCGTAGGCGTGCCCGAATAGCAGATTACCTCCTGATCGATGAGGAAACAGCCAGCGGCGGGATAGGCTGAGGTCGACGCGGAGTTCATCACGATTGAAGTGTCCGTGGAGAGGATGGACCCATTGAGCGTGTTGCTGACCACTGTGGGGCTCTGCGCTGCCACGGTAACGATACTCGGAGCCGCCTGCACGATGCCGCCATAGCCTGCGTTGAGGTTCGTTGATCCGTTGGCGCTGATAACCGTACCCGCGTTTGTTACCGCGGTCGAGAATCCGACCGGAGATGTGGCGTCCAGCACGCCGGGAGTGTTCGAGGTCCACAACCATTGCTTTGCATTGATGAGCGGGGGTGTTCCCGATGTAGTTGCCTGAATTTGCCCTGCGATGCTCACGGCAAAGCTGGTATTGGTGAGTACCTCTTGCACAACGTCCACGTTGACGGGCTCATAGGCGAGGAATGCGAGGCGCGTCTCCGTGGGCGATCCTGAGAAGCTAGTCCAGTTGAAGCCGATCAGGTCGCCATAGGTGACAGTCGAGAAGTCCACGAGGCACGGATGGGCCGAGTTTGGGCCGCCGTCGATTACCCATGCTGCGGTATAGGTTACGGAGCACGACTTGAGCGTGGTTACCGCAGTGAGGTCGGTAATCGCCAGCGTGCCAGTGCAGGTTGATGCGCAGCCGGGGAGCTGGCCTTGCGTGATGGCGTAAACCTGCGCCAGAGGGAAGCGCGGTCCAGCGGCCAGGAGCGAATAATTGTTGGTGCTGCCTTGCGTGAAGAAGCCGCCTGCTCCGGTTTTGACCATGTATGTTTTGGTCAGTTCCGTGCCGGTAGGGTCGTTGACGCATGAGACGCTGAAACTCCCCGACGTGACCACGTAATAGTCGTTGCAGGTCGTAACGAGGTCATCCATGTTCGGGACAGGCGTCGCGCTGATACCTGCCGCAAATGCCGCCCCCTTTAACTCATTGAGCGGTGGAAGGGCGGGGATCGGATCGCGATTGATTTCCCTTGTCCTGCCTGATACTGCATCGCTTGGACCGCCATAGACGCGATTGTTCCATCCGGTATCGGTGACCGAACTTGCGCCCAGATGCGAGTTGAGGAACGTGTTATTGTATCCGGCAACTTGCAGCGACGGGCCAATATGCGCGTTAATGGTGCTCTCGTTGCCCATCCAGTTGATGTACCCCTTTGAGGCGCACTGACCGAGCGAACCGCCCGAGATGTTCGTGTTTCGCCCTGAGAACCGCGCAATCTCGCCGCCATTCCAGGTGTTGCATTCGTTGTAATAGCGTGTGATTGTGGCCGATGGCTGATTGGTATTGCTGCTTCCAAGCGGAGAGCCGATCTGCATCAAGCCCACGCCGAAGTCAGCGCCGAGCGAATAGATATTGATTCCGTTCGCAGTGCGGTGGATGCCGTTGTACCAGACCATCGGGATAGTGTTCTGGTAGAAGTTCACATTCTTGTAATTGTTCGTGTCCGGTGTCCATGCGAAATAGCTGGAGTTATTCGAGGCTGGAGGCGCTTCAATCAGCCCGCCGAACATGGAAACGATCTTGATGTTCTCGAAAGAGTTGTCGTATTCATTCGCCTGCATGAACATCGCGCAAGTATGGTTGTCGGTTGGATAGGCGCGATTGATAGGGCTAAATTGCACATTGCTAATCGTCGCATTGTTGAATGCGGCAAGCGCCGTTCCGCTGCTCGAAGGGAGTGCGATTCCGCAATTGCCGAAGTACCAAGGCGTCTTGGTGACCACTGTTGAGGGTGTGCCGATGTATCCGGTTGCGGTGGTTGTCGTTGTGGATGCCGTGTTGGCAAGCACGACATGGTTAACGTCGGTGACGGATGCCACAGTACTGGTGAGCCCTCCCCCTGCGCTGCCAGCGTTCGATACAGATACCGGCTGGCCCACAAGAAACGACGGCGGTATGCTCGTAAAAAAGCTAGTGCTGCATAATGTCAGGATCGCAGAACCGCTGGTCATCGAGCCGAAACAATTGAGCGGCGTGGCTGCGCCAAACGTAAATCCATCCATCGCGATCGGGACTGTTAGCGGTGTCGTGCCGCCTGCCGTGCCGCTGATCCTGTTGGGGAATGTGTTGTCACCGCCGCCTGCGGTCGCCGCCTTATTTACTGAGGTGTCGATATCGATCAAAAGGTCGTGAATGTAGGCGCTATCCATAGTGATTGCAGAATCGGGCGATTGAAAATTATCCTGTCCCGGCATCCCAACCAACTCAGTGACGCCGATACCTGCGCCGAAGAAGGACTGACCATTATAGGTGATGGTGCTGGATAGGCATTTCCCCGCAGGATATTGAATCGAGCAGCCGGTGATCGTACAGAGAGCGTTGCTGCTGCCAATCAATGCATCGGTAAAGGCGGCTTGAATTGCCGCCTGATCGTCATGGCCATAGAACCAGTGGCCTACGGGTATCGCAACCGACAATGGCGCATTGAAAGAGAGCGTTGCATTGCCACTGCTCACAGAGAGAATTGCGCCCTGCATCTGGTAAGTAGTACCGCTCGAGGCTCCGCCAGCGGTGAATGTCTTGCCCACATCTGCGCTCGTGAATGTGACGCCGCTCGTGACTGCGCTGCCCGATGTGAGGGTAAGCGTGGATGGTGTCGCGGCATCGCAGTATGCATTGTAGGGCGGCGCGGTGACCATGAGAATTTTGTTCACGCTAGCCTTGATCGTCTTGCCAGTTACATTGCCGCTGCCGTCCGTAGTCACGTTGGGATCGCCTTGGGCTGCCGCTTGAGTGCCGGAGTTGGGCTGATAGAAGAGCGAGAACTGCGGGGATGGTATAACACTGCCACTTGACGGATTGCCTTGCACCTTCATGACGCTGGCCTGACAGGTATAGAGCAACCCTGTGGTGCTGCTCTGCTGGATCAGGTTGCCGGTGCAGGCGGTTCCAGTCGGATCGCCGTTAAAGAGATTGATGGGCGGAAAGCGCGACTGCGCGAGTGCATACGCAGAGAGGCTTACTACTCCGGCAATGATCAGTTTTTTCATGGTTTAGGCAGTCACCGAATGGGCAAGAGAAACAGGCGAAAGTATGACGGCATATCCGCCGCCGCCCTTGTTGGTCGTGAGTTGTACTTGTGGCAGGTCGGTATCTGGTGCCCAGGTGCTAGGCGTCGCCGGAATGTTCTGCATCGCTGCCGGGATGGGGTACACAACGCCGTCGATGGTGGCCGACAGCACAGAATGGACCCGCTTCACAGTGTCGGAGAAGTGCTTGATGGAGACGGTGTGAGGAACGTTTGGCGCCAGCGCCGGGATGATGATGCCGGTGTCTTTCCACGAGGGCGCGCCCGCAGTCGGCGCAGGCCCATCCACTTGCAGCATCCAGCCTTCCATGATGTTGATCTGGAAACTGCCGTCATATTTGAAAACGCTGCCGTCGGTGTGCTTGACGATGCGGATAAGGTCAGTTTCGATAACTTGCGCCTGCCCAGCGGTGCGGTCATCGACCACGATGGTGTAATTGAATGTCGTATAGGGGAAGCCGCGCGTCACGAAGTTGGGACGGGTAATATAGCCCTCAACCGTCGCGTAAGCCGGACCCTTTACGAAGACCATAACCCCAGGTGTTGGGCCAGGGACTGGCACCACATCCGCCGCGGTCGGCATGGTCCCGCCGATCTGCGAGCCATCGTTGGGTAGGTGCTTCTGCCAAGGGAGAAGTTCGAGTTGTGAATCTACGATAGGTGCAAACATAAATCTCCTAGTAAGCCATTTCGTAAGTGTTCCCGTAGACGTAAAAGCCCACAGAGAGCGCGGTGGCGTGGCTGGCAATGTCAATCTGGAATTGGTTGCCGACGCTTGACCAGCCGGTAGGGTTCTGATTCGTGCAAAACTTCATGTTGATGTTCGACTTGACCCCATTCACCGTGATTGAGTCGTAATAGAGATAGGGCACGGTGAACGTTGTGCCGCCTGAGACATAGGAGCAGGGCATGGTCGTGAACTCAGAGCGCACGACGTGGTTTTGCACCGTGATTTCATTCCATGCATCGAAGAGCAGCGCAGTGTTCACGCCCGAATAGGTCCATGGCACATTGCTATTGCCGCCGATATCCCAGCCCACCACCCCTGATGGGCACCCAGACCCGGACTGGCAGCGTTGCATTCCAAACATGCACCGGATCGCTACTCCTGCCGCAGTCGTGCCGCAGTTGAATGCGTACATATCGAACTCGTAGCTCGAGGCACCGGCGCCTCCTGACCCCGCATTCCCCGGCCAACTGGTGGGGATGTAAACAAAGAAATGGGAGATGAAGTTGTTAGTCCCATTGCAGGCATGAGCCGCCACATAGGGCCAGAGGATGTTCGTCTGCGCCGATACCTGCGCCGTCTCCGCGAACAGCATGGACGAATGGCTGCTGATAACATTGCCCACCGTGTGCTGTACACCTGTAGGCACGCCCGTCCCCCCAGGAGCGCACGACGGGTTTGCGCATGGGTCAGGCGTCCAACTAGTAAGCGCGAGGTCACTGCCGGTCGAATAGAGGCAGGGAGCGGCGGCCTTAGCCGATGTATGCGCTACGCCGATTTGCGCGTGAGCCCATGCGCAGCAGAGCAGGAGCAGGCAAAGGATTCTCATTGTGCCGCCAGTCTGAGCGTGATAGCCCCGCCCGTGATAGATCCGCTTGTCGCGTTGTTGATGCAGTAGGACACGGTATTCGAGGCTGATGGCCATACCAGCAGGTTGAGCCCGCCCGTTGTGCCCCAGCCCACGATCGCGGTGGGGTTGGTGATGAACGAAGGCAGAACAGCCATCGAGGTTGTGACGCCCGTCATGGTTGCGGTGGCTGGGGTCGCTGAGCCAGATGACCCATAGCAGGAATTAGCCGGGATCGCGAAGGATGCGATTGAGATGGAGATATCGGTGACGCTGCCCGCACTGGTGAATGTGTATGCATTGCCGGTATGCGAGACGCCTGTACCGGCGAACGTGAATGCGCCGGTCTGGGTGTCGATGCTCGATACGCCTGTGGTGGCGCCCACGACAGCAGCCTGCACGAATGCGGTGGTGGCAAGCTTGGTGGTATTGTTGCCCGCCGTCTGGGTATTGGCGTCATCATTGGTCAGCGTCTTGCCTGTGAGCGTCTGCGTATCGGTGTCGCCCACGACAGCGCCTGATGGCACCGTATTGATGCCGCTGACCGTGGTGCCATTGGCCCCATAATAGGCAAACTGGCTAGTGGTGCCTGCATTGACGTTGCCAGCGCCTGCCGCCGCCGCTGCCGGCGCATAGCTGGTTCCATTGAAGGCAATGATCTGCCCTGTAGTGGGAGGCGTGGAGGATACGGGAGTGCTCTGAATCGAGGTTGCATTCGCTCCGGTGCTGCATCCGGTGCAAAGGCCGCCCACGGTAAGGTTATTGACCGTGAGTGTCTGAATCGCGGGCTGGTAATGGAAGCCGGTTCCCGCGCAGGCCGCAACGTTGGCACCTGAGAGCGGGGTGCCAAAACAGATGTCATCCGTGACGTTGGTATTCCACGGAAACACCAGCGTATTCGGGTCATAGAAGCCCGCCGTAGCCGGAAGCCCTGACGACGTTCCGGTTCCGAAGGCTGCAAGGCTGTAATTAGTGCCTCCAAGCACGCTTAGAGCCGCTGTCGCGATGCTGGGGCTTACGCTGCTGCTGATATTGGCTGCTGCTGTGCCCGCCGGTGATGGCCCGGGGTTGGCCCCATTGACGCTCACATTCATCTGCTGCGTCGACGTCGACATTGGAAGGGGAGGACGCTGGTCCACAATGCTGGCGATGATCATTGATGCCTCATCGAGTGAGCCGAAATCGCAGGGGTGAATGCCGTCAGCGCAGTAGTAATTGCTGTTGTAGGTGGTCCCCCAGCGGCTCTGAAGGTTCACGTAGGAGACCGCATTCGCATTGACTACGGTGGTCAGCGCTGCCGTAAATAGGGGCCAGTTGGTGACGCCACTGGTCACGTTGCTTACGGGTGGCTGGACTACGAGCACAGACGCGCCCAGACCGGTTAGCTCATGCGTAATGATGGCTTGCATGGCGGTCGAATAGCTGGTGGTCGAGTATCCAAAGAGCGAGTTGGCGTCATTGGTGCCGAGGTCGAGAATGGCAAGCTGCGTCGATCCGGGGATCACGTCAGAGAAGGCCAGCTGCGTTGCCACGGTGGTGCCGAAGTATTCAGCCGCAGCCGATGCCGTTCCCAGGTTGTGCACGCTGATGCCAGCGGTGCCAGCCGTGCCTTCGCCTGCATAGAGATAGGAGGTGCCGGTAGAGGTCAGAGTCACGGTATGGTTGCCGAGCCCGCTTGCAGCCGTGAACGTCGCCACATGCGCGGTCGGGGAGCCTGTAGGGGTTCCGCAGGCCGTGCCTACGCCCGTTCCATCGATGTTGACGGCGATGGAGCCCGACGAAGCGTTGGTGGCGCAGTAGACGTTGAAGTGGTCAAACGGTATAGGCGTCGTATATTGCGCCGCTGAATGGAACGTTGCCACTTGCGCGTTTGCCATCTGCACCAGCGAGCCGCCCGTTGCGATAGATGAGGCCTGCGACGGGCCGAGAATGGTGGAGGTCGTCACGCTGCCGGAGATCGACCAATACTGTGCATTGACCGCCAGATTAGTCACGTTCACGACCAGCGGCACCATGCCCGTTCCGTGGCTCCCATACATGCCCTGAAGCGTGATACGCAATTGCTCAGCCCAGCGGTTGAAATCCACAGCCGGACCCGTCGCACAGGCTGTAAGCGCGTTGTAGCAGATGGTTTGCGAGTCGCCCAGAAGCACGATATTGATGGGCTGCTGCGTGAAAGCCTCATTGCGGCTGAACAGGAACCCGGCGAGCGGAGTGCGCGCATTGGTGTTGTATCCCTGCATGGGGATGCCATTGAGCGGGCCGGTCATGGTCCCACCCGTTAGCGGCAGGTCGAGCGAGGCGTGGCCCGTGACGCTGCCCACCATCGCCCCGCTCATGGTGCATCCAGTCAATGCGCAATCTAGGCTGGCATGGCCTGTCACCGCGCCCGCCAGAGGTCCGTTGAACTGCGGTGCCGTGATTGCGCCGGTGAATGTGCCGCCGCCAAAGAGTGACCCGGGAACGTTATCGGTCGTCCAGATCAGGCTTCCGGCGGCAGAGTCCAGTTCAAACTTGTATGCGCCCGATCCGGTCCAGATGACTGCCCCGCCTGCCGTATCGAGCACGACTGGGTTCTGGTTGGGGGTGCCTGCGGGGTCCGAGTAAGTCGCCAAAGGGGTTGTCGTTCCTGCGGCATAGGTATGCAAAAGGCAACCCGCGCAAGGGCTTCCAGAGTCGTCGACAAAAGTCTGGTGCGGCTGAATTATCGGTGTCTTCTGCGCCCCTGCCAAGGCAGAGAACAGCGCAACAATGGCGAGGGGCCAAAACTTAGTCATTTACTTTCCTTTGGGGGGTGCTAGACTTTGAGCCTATGGCGCTTGTGCTAGAGATCATCGCCGTTGTCTTTGTAGGCGCGATTCTGATAGAAGGCGTGATTCTGCTTGCGAGTAAGAAGTTTTAAGGCTGGCTTATTGGCGGATAGAACTGCGCATTTCTCGCCCCTTGCTGTTGCTTCCTTGCGGTCGATAGAAGCTGTTCTAACCTGTCAAGGCTCGCTGGTGCTGGGATAGGTGCGGGCTGGCTTACCTCTGGCAGCCGACTAGCTTGGCCGGGGAAGTTCGCAATCGCCCTCTGGAATGCGCGATCTGCGATATTGACGGTCCCACCGCGAGCGAACTCCAGAGCACGACTGGGAAGCTGGGACATGTGAATTGGCCCCATGTCCGTTTTGCCTTCCGCCTGCATCCTGGCCGTCACGGCCGCGTTGGTATCATTCGCAAGCTCGTAACTGCGCCCGACGCGCTGCCTTACATCCGCAATCTGCTCCGGCTTGAGGCCGGATGATTCTGCCAAGTTCTGATGGAGGATATCTTTCAGCCCATTGGCCTCTGCCTTAAGCTCCGTCTTGCTGGCGAGAGCACGTCGGGCATCGTCGGAATTGAGCGCCGGAGCATCGAGTTGCTTATTCAGGTCAACGATGCGCTTATCGATATCTCCAAGGGTTGCATATGTATCCGGGCCTTCCTGCATCCGGCTTCCAAATCCCGTTCCGGTGGTTTTCACTAGCTTGGTCTCGACAGGCCCCAGAATCTCCTTTTCATAGAGATTCCGTACTTCTTGTGCGTGGCCTTCTGCCGCCTTTGAAAACTCCAACTGCGTGTTGAGCGGGTTGCCGGTGCGCTTTGCATAATCAAGGACGTTGGGCACTTCCTGTTGCGCGGCCTTAATGAAGCTGGATGAGTCCTTAGTCGCGGGCAATACTGCCGCACTGAGATTCCGCGCGGCCATTTCCGTCCTGGGGACAACCGAAGGGGAGGATGCGGGCCGAGCCCACGCCTGAACCTTCTGCGCAACGCCTTGTGTAGCGTCAGATACAGCCGGGGCTACCTTCTCACCAGCCGCACCGAGCATTCTCCCGCCCTCAACTGCTCCGACTGCCTGACCGCCAAGATTTTCGAGCGCGAGCGCATTTCCGCCCTGAGCTTTATCCTGCTGGTACTTCTGCATGACCGGGGCAACGATATCCTGACCGGCGCCGTAGGCATCTCCGGTGAATGCTTTCCCTGCCAATTTGGCTGCTCCGACTACGGAATCAATAGGATGCGCCGCAGTATTAGCGAGCGCCTTGATCGCCTGCCCGCCGACCTGTGTAATGCCGCCTAAGATGCCCTGCTCACGCCCGCCAGAGCCTACCGGGTTAGTGAGTGCGTCCCAATAGCTGGCCTTAGCCGCATCGGGGACATTGATAGGCACCATCTTGAAGCCACTTGCGGCCGCTTCGTGCATGCGATCAGCGGGAATATAGCCATTCTTCCCATCAGGAGAGGTCATCTGCACTGCAACCTTGAAGCCGGATGACTTCGCAGCATCTACCTTGTCCATCGGGATTTCGCCCGAACTGCCGTCAGGCGCAAGCATGGTGATCATCGTGGACATTAGTGAGCCTTCCCGCCGAATTGTGCGAAGGGATCAGAGGAAGCCGGTGTCGCGCTTCCACCACTCGCCGCGTCCGGGAAATCATCGCCATACATGCGCAGCAGTGTCGGGTTTTTGCCTATGCGTGACTTGATTTGCGAACCCACGGAGCCGCGAATGCCGCTTATGGCTCCGTCTCTTCCCTCCTTGCTCAACTTAGCGGAGATTAGGTTTGCTGCCGAAAGTCTGGACGCGTCGCTACCAGTTCCGCCACCCATCACCTTCGCGTAGTCATCGGCTACACCAAGCACCCGGGCGGCATATTCCGCTAATGGGCCGCTGCCCGCCGCTGCTTTTGTCCAATCGTCGAGCGAGTTAAATATCGGCATCTGATGCTGTGGGATGTTCTTCGCCGTTTCAGCCAGTTGGTCGAGCGTGCCGCCCTTATCAGTGAGCGACTTGGCAGAGCCAAAGAACTGCACTTGAGTGGGAGACTTGGCTACAGCGAACTGCGCATCTGCCGCCTGCGCATTGTACTTACCGCTGCTTTCTTTGCTGGCTGCATATAGCGTTTTAGCGATAAACTCCGGCGTCGAGCCACGCGCCTTTAATTCTGAGAGGGTAGCCTCTCCAGTGACCAACAAGTGGCCCGCGGCCGCCGGGTCACCCTGCGAAAGCGCTTGCCTTTGCTTCGCCAGGGCCATTTCTCCGGGCAGGCGCGCCCGTTCATCTGCTCCAGCCTGAGCAGCGCCCTGCGCTACCTTTCCGGCCTTAATCTGAGCCGCTAGCGGTGCCGTTCCTGCCGCTACCGCCTGCTCCGATGGCGCATAGTTAGGCGCATTCGGATCAGTCTTGCCCTTTTCCTGCTGAAGCTCCAAATCCTTCTTAGCCTGCTCCTGAATCTTGCTATATCCGCCGAGACTCTTAGCGTAAAAGTCTAACTGCTGCCGGATTGCTGCCGGATCGCCTGACTGGACCAACTGCTGCGCCAATTGGATATGCTGAGGGTCCAGTAGCCCCTGTTGTTGTAATTGCTGCGCCGTCTGAGTGAGACGTGGAACGAGTTCATTGTCTGGAGCATTGATGACTCCAGTGAGCGCATCGACAATGGCTCCATTCTTTTTAATGAGCGCGCCTGCGTTATCGAGACCGGTTTGTGCATCATCCTTGGCTATGGCTGCGGCCTTCTCTTTTGTGTCGAGAATTGTCTTCTGAATGCCCTGGAGCGTCTTGTAAGATGCCCCGTTTGTCTTAGCTAGATCGTAAAGGTCTTCATAGCTTGGCATTGACGCAGTACCACTTTGCGGCGTAGCGCTGGCGGCGGGAGCCGGTGCGCCATCCGAAGGCGCTGCTTTAGGCTTGCCCCATTGCTGAACTGCGGCCTGCATTGCCTGCTGATCCTTCATTTCAAGCTGCTTCGACTGAATGTCGAGTTGCCCCGACTGCACCTGTTGCTGCAATGCCTGCTGACGCAGTGGCGCATCCTGCTGTTGCTGCTTGAGGGCCATGAGGCGCGTGTATTGCTCAGTAGGATCGGCCTGCTGCTGCGGAGGATTTACGTGCAAAGCTGCTAGCTGATAGGCACCCATTATCCATTTCCTCCGTACCCAAACCACTGATTGCTGCCGCTGCCGGTGATCGTGTCAGGTTGATTGCCGCCTTGGAGCTGGCCGAGCAGCATCAATTGCTGCAGGTTGTTTGTGCTCTGACCCAACGCGCCGCTCCATGCATTCGCGCTGCCTACCGTGCCGGACGCATTCGCCGCGGCTGCGTTCTGGTAAGAGTTGCCCATGTTGTTCGCGGTATTGAGCAGGTTGCTCGAAACGTTGTTGCTGGCCGCCTGCCCCGCGCTGCCGAGTTGGGAAGCTGTTTGCTGGCCGATACCGGCGAGGGCCGCGAGCCGGTTGTATTGGTTCGTCTGGTCATTGTTGTATTGGTTGTAACCGGTCTGGAATCCAGTCAGCGCACGGTTGTAGACGTTGCCGTATTCGTTCGAGGCATAGTCCTGCGCATAGCTGTCGAGCGCCTTGGCGGTGCCCCCGGTGAGCACTGAACCCCTTGCCGCGGCCGACTTCTGAAGCGCATCAGTGCCGAGTTGCAGGCGCGCCTGATAGCCGGGGTCATTCTGCATGGTGATATCGGTTGGCGCCTGAAACGTTTGGCCATATCCCTGCATGAGCGATCCGAAGCCGCCATTGTTGGGATTGACGACAGATCCGAGATCAGTGGTGCCTGACACGCCGGGGGCGGGTTGCCCACCCGTTCCGCCTGCGGTTGCGCCGAAGTTGGATGATCCTGCGATCGCAGGAGGATATCCGATGCCAGGGGCGCCAATTTGCGCGGGACCAGTCTGCGCGGGCTGAGGCGTTGCCCTTGCCGGGATGTTGAGCCCGCCGCCCATAGATGCAGGCCCGTTGATGCTGGGGACTGCTCCGCTCATCGGTTGCCCCATCGCACGCGCTGTCGGCATGGCAGGCCCGCCATTGGTCGCCACTGGCCCCACAGAGCCTCCGGTGCGCTGGAGTGGGCTCACGGAACCTCCCGGCTGCTGCGTGCCACCGTAAGGCGTCAGAGGCCCGCCGGTCATGGTGCCTTGCGTGCTTGGTGGCGTGATGCCGAGCAGATAATCGAGATTGCCGAGAGCGCCCGCGCCGGATTGCAGCCATGGAGCCGAATTCGTTTGTGTCTGCCCGTATTGCTGCTTTTGGAAGTTGAGCGCATCCTGCGAGGCCTTGTATTGCAGGTCGGCCGCATGGTTCGCTGCCGCTGACTGCGTATCGGCTGCGCTACCGGCAGCGCTAGAGCCGATGAGCGCCCCGCCAATACTTCCCGCTAATCCTAATCCTGCGAGTGCTATGAGGGGCATTTAAAGACTCCTTCTGAAGACGTCCCAGTGCATATTGGTGAGGCCCAATTTCTCCGCGATTCTGCCGATTCTGTTGCCCGCTTCGTCATCTCGCGTCATGGTCATGATTCGCTTCGCTCCGAGGCTTTCGGCGTGCTCGACTGCCATGCGGTACAGCCTCAAAAGGTGGGCCGAGCCATCCCCAGCCCACAAGCCCTCGAGGAAGATCGCATTTTGCAGCATCTGATAGGCGATGATCTGCCCCGCCTCATCGAATTCCACCGCAGCCGCATAACAGCTTGCTGGAGGGATCTCGCTGCCGTTGCGCTCAAGGATGGGCACAAGGTGCGCGTCGAGGTCGGCTTGTTGGGTGAGTAGCTTGTATGTATGCATTTAGCGTTTAAGGAAATCGGTCAGCTTCTCGCGCCAGCTCTTCGGCTTGTTCACGACAGGGGCTTCTGGTTGGGGGGCTTCGGCTGGCGCGCTTTCCTGCCGATACGCATTAGCCATCCGCTGGCCTAATCCGCCGATGCCGCCAAGCGATTGATTCGCCCATTGCTGCTGCCATGCCGAGAATTCATTCACTTGCTGCTGGTAGGCTTGCGCCGAGAATGCGCTTTGTTGCCTCAGCGCCCGGTTGAGTTCTACGAGGCGTTCGGCAATGCGCGCTTCGTTCTGCTTCTCTATTTCTCGCCGTTGCTTCTCATTGGCTATCCATCGGAGCGCGAACTGCTTGGCGAGGTTCAACTGCTGCATGTCCTCATTGCTGCCGCCCGCGTCAGGGTGATATTTCTTGGCAAGTTTGCGATAGCGCGACTCGACCAAATCCTCCGTGATCGTTGCCCCGGTGCCAAAATCCAAAATGCGAGGCCATTCCTTCGCTGCATCCATCAACTCGCTCCTAAGTAGCCGGCGTCTGAGCCGTCAAAATGCCGTTGGTGAAAGTCATGCTGCCCTGCGCCCCCGGGCCGGTCAGTTGCGCCGTGACGATGGTCACAGACAAGCCCGTAGCGGGAAGCTGAGCGCCTGTAATCTGGCCGCTGATATCAGTGAATGCAGGCTGCGATAGCGCATAGACGCCCGTGGTGGCGTCGTAGCTTGCGATCCACTGATGCGCGACGGCTGGCGCAGATCCCGGTCCCGGTCCAGATGGCCCTCCGGTGACTTGGCTATAGGGGATAACGCCCGGACCCCAGCCGCCCACGAGGTGGTAAACCATCGGCTTCCCTGTCGTGGACGCTACAAATGCCGCCGTCGCTGCCCTGCCGCCTGCAAGCGGGCTCCCTGTGCCGTCTGCGATGTGATCCGTGTTTACGTCTGCCGCAACATTGGTGAGGGAGTTGAGCTTGCCCGTGGCGGTGATATTTACCACTGTGGTTCCGATGGGTTCGGGCCTATTTCCAATGGTTGCAGTAGATGCGATGTTGCCCGTGAACTGGCCGATGAGGTTTAGGCCCTTGGTAAGCCGTTGGTCCCAATCGCCTAGCAGTTGGAGCGCGACCTGCGTGAGCGTCCTGTCCGCATTGACGAAGGCGGCTCGGACAACTGCAAGGAAGGGTGAGGGGGTGATGTTATTCGCCATTGCCGACCTTCAGATAGGCGTCAAGGAGTGCGCGCTTGATGGGGTCCGTGATGACCAACTCATAAACCCTGTAGCGTGATCGTCCTAGCCTGCGCTGAATGACCCGCTTTCTGAATTCACCTGCAAATCCAAGGTCCAGGATGTGCTCATTGCTCCAAGTTTTGCCACGATCATCGCTCCAACGCAGTATGGCTTGAGGCGGTCTCGGATTGCCGTTGCCGTCAAGGAAGGGCGGTTGAGGTCCGAGTCCGACTTCGAAGTCCAGCGTGAGCATCGTGTGGTAAATCCACTCCATCTCATTCTCAATCGTTGGAGCGCGACGCAAGCTGCGCAGCACTGCCCCGTCATCATCGAGGAAGTCCAGATTCATCTCATAAAGATTGCCGGTCGCCCAGTCGCCCACCAGATGCTTGCCAAATGCATAGACATGGTTCCAGCTATGATGAGCACCCCACGATCCCGATTCGGTGATCCATGCTGCCCGCTTGTGCCACAAGCTCTCAACCACGTCAAAGCACCATGACCATTGCGAGCCGGGGATGTACAGCACCCAGAACAGATGGCCTTCGTCCTGATAGGTGTAAGACACGAGGCCGGAAATGTCCGCATATGTACTCAGATCGAATTCAACCGCATGCGTGGAGATGCGCTGTGGAGTGTAGCCATTAGAGCGCCATGCGATCCGCCCGCCGCCGTCGTCTTCGCCGATCCAAAATACTGAGTTGTCAATCAGGCAGGGCGAGAACGTCGCCGCGCAGCCCTGCTGGATTAGCCCGCTGGGGATGACGTCGTAAATCTCATCGCTCCCGGTGTTTTGATAGACCTGCGTGTGCCTGTTTCCGAATACCCATAGTTCGCGATGGTTGACGACGATGGAGACGATATTTTCAGGGAAGACAGAAACTTCATTAACCTGCAAGCCCGGCCATGTGGTGCCATCGAGAATGGCTGATACCTGGAATTTATTGCTATCTTTGAAGATGACGATAAAGTAGCCGTCGCCATATTCGACCTTAATAGGTTGCGCGGCAAGCATGACTGTAACGTCCACGACGGTCGCATCTGCAACCGTGAGGCAGTATGCATTGCCACCTGAAACGGTGAGCACTTCAATGCTGCTTGGGGCGAGCGAGGCCGGTTTACCATCGCTGGCAACCGTATCGCGCTCATCAAAGGTACCGTCCGCGTTGACCTCGCATAGAGACGTGCCACCAACAGCCCAGACGCGCCCATTGATTACGCATGAGCCACGCAGGTTGCTTGGCAGTGTGGCAAAGGTAAGCAACCCCGGCGTGCCGAAGTAGCCCTTGACGCTCTGCGCATTGCTGCCGCCGTACGCCTTTGCTGGCACAACCGCGCCCTGCGATTCCACCGTCTCGGCGAAGAAGTTGATACAGTCTTCGTCTGCGAGAGCGGTGGAGCGGGCGGTGTACGAGCTCCCGACAAATCCTATGCGCATTAGCTTGATTAGCCCTTAGACTTCGGTTATGTGGACTA